GCTATGGGTGCAGACGAGGTTACAGCTTTAGAAGCAAACCTTGATAGTCAAATAGCTTTAGAGATTACACCTGTTTCAGTAACACTTACTATTGGTGAGCCCGAACCAACTCCACCTGCTGAATAAGTAAATAATTTGTATCTTTATGCCCTTGTTTAATTAATAAAATAAAATTCAATGTCACAAGACAGTAAAATCACACAAGAAGAGTTAGCTAAGGTTACAGAGCTTAACTCTAAGATGGTTCAGATTCAAGGAGAAATTGGAGCTGGAGAACTTCGTAAGGCGGATTTAATAGCAATGTTTGCTAAAGAATCTGAGCAAATGGAAGTTATTAAAAAAGAACTAGAAGAAACATACGGGAAAGTCAATATTGACCTAAAAGATGGTTCTTATGAGTTGATTCCCGAAGAAGAGAAAGAGTAAATTATTAAATATACCCAATGGCAAAGATTAGCACGTATACTATAACAGTTCCAACAGAGACCGATATAATCATCGGCACAGATGTTGAGAACACCAACATAACTAAGAACTTCACGGCTCTTAGTGTCGCTAATTTATCTGCCGCTTATACTCTTCAAAATGTATTAACACAAGGGAATGTTGCAACGTCCAACATGACCTTAACTGGTAATCTTTCGATTACTGGAAACACCACGCTAACAGGACCCGTTGTTGTTGCAGGCACATTGCGTGTTAACAGCACGGGTACTCAGCCTGCTGATGGGACTGCCGTTGATCCATCAGCTCAACCGACCATACCTATTGTAGGTAGTGGCAAGAGTTCGACTAGATACTTATCAGAGCCCGACGCGTGGCTTAAGGTAAATATTGGAGGAACTGAATATGTATTTGCTGGCTATATACCAGGATAAAATATACTTTAATGGACATTAGAAAATTATCCGTTGGCGCGGACTATAAGTCGGGCGCAATGCATTACATCGTTTCACAAGACATCCTTGGGGGGTCTCATAAAATCCACCTTATCCAACAAGATAAGTCTAGTGGAGACATAAAAATTTGGGTAGAAAGCAATGATGAAGTAATTCTTTGGAAGCAGTTCAATGCCAATATGCCTTTTTCTATAGAGTATAACATTAATTTTTAAATAGGCATGTCGCAAGATTTTGATAATTGGGTAGAAGAGTTAGAGGAAAAAGAAGTTTCTGAATCGTGTAGTATTGATGACCCTGAATGTGAAAATTGTGGTTCATGAAGTCTCCACATTCTTTTATTATAAAACCAGTAAAAGGAAGGCGCTATGACAATATTAAGAAAATTGGTGATGTGGATTTCATCACCAGCTCTTCAAAAGAAGACCATAAAGTATCTAATAGGTTTGCTGAAGTAATAGAAGTTCCTATTGGGTATCAAGGGGACATTAAGAGTGGTGATATTCTTTTGGTTCACCATAATGTTTTTAAATATTACAACGATATGAGGGGCCGAGAAAGGAGTAGTCACAACTTCTGGAAGGACGACATATTCTTTGTCGATTTTAATCAGTTTTTTTTATACCACAACGGTGTCGATTGGAACACCACGGGGAAATACTGCTTCATAAAGCCCTCAGAGACTAAGGACTACTATTTAAATAAGTTTACCGAAGAGGAGCCTCTTGTTGGTACGATACGTTATATTACCAAAAGGCTACAAAATATAGGGCTAAAACAGGGTGACGAGATAGCCTATACGCCTGACAGTGAATATGAATTTACCGTAGAGGGAGAAAAGCTTTATCGAGTAAATAGTGAAAACATTTGTATATTGCTTTGATGGACATTAATGAAATTAAATTACAGATAATAAAGGCTGGAGAAAAGGCCGTTACTCAACTAGTTAAGGTTGCTCAAGAAGACATCATCAAGTATGACAAAGATGATGAGCTGGCGCCAGATAGACTAAAGAATGCCGCGGCAACAAAGAAGCTTGCTATCTTCGATGCCTTTGAGATACTCTCTCGTATTGATGCGGAGCGCCAAGCGTTGGAGGCCCCAGTAAAACAGAATGAATCTAAGGGAGGTTTTGCAGAGAGAAGGGCAAAATAATATATACCAGATTGCGCGAGACGTAATCCCAGGGTCTGTTTTTTCTAGAAAGAACAAGGCCAAGTCTTGGGTCTATGGATATGACGAGAAGTACGATATTGTTGTTATATCTAGAGATGGAACAATAGGAGAAATATATAACATAGGAGGGCTATATGTAGCCTTACCCTCTCAGCCTAAAAAAATATACTCTAGAAGTAAAAAGGTAGCCGAGCAATACTGGCATCCTTTTGAATATCCAAAAGAGTTGTCTAAGATAAAATCTATATTTTCTTGGAACGATATGCCTGCTAACTTTAAAGATAAGTGGGTGGACTCTATAGAGGCAGAGTTTGATAACAGAGACAATGGTTTCTGGTTTATGAATAATGGTATTCCAACCTATATGACTGGCTCTCATTATATGTATTTGCAGTGGACAAAGATTGATGTAGGCCTTCCGGACTTTAGAGAGGCAAATAGAATATTCTTTATTTTCTGGGAAGCTTGTAAGGCTGATATTCGGTCTTTTGGAATGTGCTACCTAAAGATTAGGCGTTCCGGCTTTTCTTTTATGGGCTCATCAGAGACTGTAAATATTGCGACAGTGGCAAAAGATGCGAGAGTAGGAATACTCTCTAAGACGGGTGGGGATGCTAAAAAAATGTTTACAGACAAGGTGGTTCCCATTAATAGCAATCTCCCTTTTTTCTTCAAGCCGATTATGGATGGTATGGACAAGCCAAAGACTGAGCTTGCCTATCGCGTTCCTGCATCAAAAATTACTAAAAAGAACATGACCAATGTTGAGAGTGAAGATGTTGAGGGGTTAGACACCACTATAGACTGGAGGAATACTTCTGACAACAGCTATGACGGAGAAAAGCTTCAGCTATTAATTCACGATGAGTCTGGCAAGTGGATGAAGCCCGATAATATTTTAAACAACTGGAGGGTAACCAAGACTTGTTTGAGGCTAGGATCTAAGGTTATTGGCAAGTGTATGATGGGCTCTACTTCTAATGCCTTAGACAAGGGGGGTGATAATTTTAAGAAGCTATACTATGACTCTGACCTTACTAAAAGAAATCCTAACGGACAGACCAAGAGTGGCCTATACTCTTTGTTTGTGCCTATGGAGTGGAACTTTGAGGGGTATATTGACAGATATGGGATGCCCGTTTTGTATAGCCCTGAGTCTCCCATAAAAGGTATAGACGGAGGAAAGATATCTATGGGCGCTATTGAGTATTGGGAGAATGAGGTCACGTCATTGAAGTCTGATGCAGATGCACTAAATGAGTTTTACAGGCAGTTTCCAAGAACGGAGTCTCACGCTTTTCGAGATGAGAGCAAGGCCTCAATATTTAATCTTACAAAGATATATCAGCAGATAGACTATAACGATAGTCTGATTACTGAACACTTTGTTACCCGTGGCTCTTTTCATTGGAAGAACGGAGAGAAAGACACACAGGTTGTTTGGTCTCCTGAGAAGAACGGCAGGTTTAAAGTTTCTTGGCTACCCCCTCGTCACCTTCAAAACAAAGTAATAAAATCTAACGGAAAGTTTTTACCAGGGAACGAGCATATTGGTTCTTTCGGCTGTGACTCTTATGATATCTCAGGCGTTGTTGGTGGCGGTGGCTCTAATGGCGCGCTACATGGAATGACTAAGTTTAATATGGACGACGCTCCTAGCAATGAGTTTTTCTTAGAGTATGTAGCTAGACCACAAACGGCAGAGATATTCTTTGAAGAAGTTCTAATGGCTTGTGTCTTTTACGGCATGCCAGTGCTAGCTGAAAACAACAAACCTAGGCTCTTGTATCATTTTAAAAATAGAGGGTATAGAGGCTTTAGCATGAACAGGCCCGATAAGCGCCTTAACAAGCTCTCTAAGACCGAAAAAGAGCTAGGTGGTATACCTAACTCTTCAGAAGACGTAAAGCAGTCTCACGCATCCGCAGTCGAGTCTTACATAGAGAAGTATGTAGGGATAGACAACGAAGGTACATATAGGGAGAGTGGGGACATGGGCTCTATGCCCTTTGCTCGGACATTAGAGGATTGGGCAAGATTTGATATTAATAACAGAACGAAGTTTGATGCCACCATAAGCTCAGGTCTTGCTTGTATGGCTAATCAAAAACACATGTATCTACCTGAGCAAAAGCAATCAAAAATAAGCGTTAACTTTGCTAGATATAATAACCGTGGCTCGTTCAGCGAACTATTACAGTAAATGAAAGAGGTAAGTATTGACATTTTGCCCGCAGGGTTCCCAAGTCAGTTTGTTTCTGATGCAGAGAAAGCGACTCAAGAGTTTGGGCTAAAGATAGGACAATCCATTCAGTATGAGTGGTTTAAAAGAGATAGTGGGTCTTGCAGATACTACGGTCAGTGGCGTGAGTTTAATCGTTTAAGACTGTATGCTAGAGGCGAACAATCGGTTGCTAAATACAAAAATGAGCTTTCTGTAGATGGCGATTTAAGCTATTTAAACTTAGACTGGACACCCGTTCCTATCCTTCCAAAGTTCGTTGACATTGTTGTAAACGGAATGCAGGGTCGTCAATTTGAAGTTAAAGCATATGCTCAAGATGCTATGTCTGCAGGGAAAAGAAACGCCTATCAAGATATAATTGAAGGTGATATGGTAGCAAAAGAGCCATTAACTAAAATGTCAAAAGCTTTTGGAATTGATCCTTTTCAAATGGATCCTTCTCAATTGCCAAATGATGATCAAGAGTTGGCTCTTTATATGCAGCTAAATTATAAGCCATCTATTGAGATAGCAGAAGAAGAAGCAATTAATACTTTATTGGAAGAAAATCACTACCCTGACATTCGTAAAAGAGTAGATTATGATTTAACAACAATTGGAATTGGCATTACAAAGCAAGAGTTTTTAGCAGGCGATGGAGTTAAAGTAAGCTATGTTGATCCTGCAAACGTAGTCTATAGTTATACCGAAGATCCTCAGTTTAAAGATTGTTTTTATTGGGGAGAAATTAAAACATTGCCAATAACTGAGCTTATTAAAATTGACCCTAGTCTTACAACTGAAGATTTAGAAACAATATCAAAATATAGCCAGAGCTGGTACGATTACTTTAATGTGGCCGAGCAGTATCAAAACGATATTTTTAGTAGAGATTCTGCCACTCTAATGTATTTTAATTATAAGACAACAAATAAGTTTGTTTATAAAAAGAAAGACCTAGATAATGGTAACTCTAGAGTCATAGAAAAAGATGACAACTTTAATCCACCTGAAGAGATGATGGAGGAAGGGAACTTTACTAAGGTTGAAAAAACAATAGACGTGTGGTATGAGGGGGTAATGGTTATGGGAACCAATATTATGCTTCAATGGAAAATGATGGAGAATATGGTTCGTCCTCAATCCGCTTCTCAATACGCCATGCCTAACTACGTGGCAAGCGCACCTAGAATGTACAAAGGAAACATAGAGTCTTTGGTTAGAAGAATGATTCCTTTTGCTGATTTAATTCAAGTTACGCACTTGAAGATGCAGCAAGTTATCTCAAGAATAGTCCCCGATGGCGTATTTATTGATGCTGATGGACTTAATGAAGTTGACTTAGGGACTGGTGCAGCATATAATCCAGAAGATGCGTTACGCTTATACTTTCAAACAGGTAGTGTTATTGGCCGTAGCTACACACAAGACGGTGAATTTAATAATGCTCGCGTTCCTATTCAACAATTAACATCTAACTCTGGTCAGTCCAAAATGTCTGCGTTGATTGGCAACTACAATCATTATATGGATATGATTCGATCAGTTACCGGTTTAAATGAAGCAAGAGATGGTTCAACTCCAGACCCTAGTGCTTTGGTGGGGGTGCAAAAGTTAGCGGCTCTAAATTCTAATACGGCAACTAGACATATTCTAGAAGGAAGCCTGTATATAACTAGAACGCTAGCCGAAGCTCTTTCGTGTAGAATTGCTGATATTATGCAATACTCTGACTTTAAAGAAGAGTTTGCTATGCAAATAGGGAAGTATAATGTGCGCCTTTTAGAAGAAATAAAAGATTTATATATATATGACTTTGGTGTATTTATAGAAATGTCTCCAGACGAAGAAGAGAAAGCACAACTAGAAGCTAATATACAAATGGCTTTATCTAGAGATGCAATTGGTCTAGAGGATGCGATTGATATAAGAGAAATAAAAAATATTAAACTAGCCAATCAATTACTTAAAGTAAAAAGAAAGCAACATAAAAAAGAAGAGCAACAATCTGAAATGATGAAACAACAGTCTCAAGCTCAGATAAACGCTCAATCTCAACAGATGTCTGCACAGATGGCTATGCAAAAGATACAGGCTGAAACTCAAGGTAAAATGCAAATCAAACAAGCGGAAGTTGCTTTTGAAATAGAAAAACTTAAGAGTGAAGCAATGCTTAAAAAAGAACTTATGGCTACAGAGTTCCAGTATCAAATGCAAATTAAAGGAGTACAAGAAACTTCTATTGACAATAGAGAGCAAAGCAGAGAAGATGCTAAAGCTAAACGAATATCTCAAGCCAATACTGAACAGTCTAAACTTATTGAACAAAGGAAAAACAATTTACCGCCAGTAAATTTTGAGTCTAACGAAGACTCTCTAGATGGTTTTGATTTTGCCGAGTTCAATCCTCGATAAAGGATATTTTTTTTATCATAACTTTGTATCAATTAAATTAAATCTATGAAAATTACAGTAAAAGAAGTCGCTGATGTCGAAGCAAAGTCAGTTCAAGAAGTTGAAAATGAATTGTTAGCTAAGCACGAAGAGGAATTTTCTCAAGAAGAAAAAGTTCCAGAAACAAATACAGTAGAGGTAGCTACTGAGGAAACTCAAGTTGCCGAACCTGAAAAAGAGATTCCCTCACTTAACGAGGAAGACGTTCTTTCATATATTAAAAACCGCTATGATAAGCAGATTGACTCTGTAGATCAATTGTTTTCTGAAAGAGAGAAAGCTGAGGATTTACCAGAAGACGTATCTACTTATTTAAAGTATAAAAAAGAAACAGGTCGAAGCATTAAAGACTTTATGAAATTGAATGAAGACTTTGATGACCTAGACGACAATACTCTCTTAGCGAGATATTACGCCAATAAAGAAGATGGCCTTGACAGTGATGATATTTCTTTTATGATCGAAGAAGAGTTCGGTTATGACAAAGACATTGATGAAGAGTCGGACATTAGGCGTAAGAATGTAGCTAAGAAAAAAGAACTTGCTAAAGCGAGAAATTTCTTTGAGGATCAAAAAGAGAAGTACAAAGCCCCCCTTGAGTCAAGCCCAGGTGCCGCTTCTACAAAAGACCAAGAAGAGTTTAATGCTTACAAGGAATACCAAGCGAAAGCTTTAAATGTCCAAGATGAGGAACGTAAAAAGTACGAATGGTTTCAAAAGAAGACGGATGAATACTTCAATGATGAATTTAAAGGTTTTGAATTCAATGTCAATGATAGGGATATAGTCTACTCTCCTGCTGAGACTGCAGAAATTAAAAGCACTCAATCTGACCTTAACAATTTTATTTCAAAGTATGTTAACAAGGATGGTGTAATTGACGATGCCAAAGGATACCATAAAGCTCTAGCGATGGCGATGAATCCAGACCGAGTAGCTAAGTTCTTTTATGAACAAGGCATGTCGGACGCTGTAGACAATGTAGCAAGAAAGTCTAAGAACATTAATATGGACATTAGGCAGACGCCACAAAATCTTAGTAAGGGAGGGTTCAACGTGAAGTCCGTAAGCAATGACTCCGGTCGTGGCTTAAGGATCCGTTCAAATAAAAATAAATGATTAAAATAAATTATTATGGCTGTAGATGCAGTTCCCGGGTTTGACTTACAACCCAGTGCCGAGCGCGTAGCGCTTGCCACAAATTATATTACTAACTTCAATTTCTTGAATCAGTATCTTCCTGATACTTATGAAAAGGAATTTGAGCGTTACGGTAACCGTACCGTAGCTTCTTTCTTGAGAATGGTTGGCGCTGAAATGCCTTCTAACTCTGACCTTATCAAATGGGCTGAGCAAGGAAGACTTCACACTAAGTACGTTGATTGTACTCCAACAGGAGCTTTGACTAATTCAGACACTGCAACATTTACTGTTAACGATACCCTTAATCCAGGTACTGGAGCTATCGCTATCAGAATTGGACAGACAGTTATGCTTTCAGCTAACTCTCTTTCAACAACCAATAAGGCTATTGTAACTGGAGTAGACTATGCTAATGGAACATTTACTGTTGCTTTCTATGAAGCGGCTGGTATGACTGCAGCCGCTGCTGACAAGTTTACTGTATTCATCTATGGTTCTGAATTCAAGAAAGGAACTGATGGAATGACGAATTCTTTAGAGGCTGACGATTCAATTTTTGAGAACTCTCCTATCATTATCAAGGACAGATATGCTGTTTCTGGTTCTGACATGGCTCAGATTGGATGGGTAGAGGTTACTACTGAGAATGGTGCTTCTGGATACCTATGGTATATGAAGTCAGAGCACGAGACTCGTCTCCGCTTTGAGGACTACCTAGAGACTGCTATGGTTGAGGCTGTTCCTGCTGCTGCTGGATCAGGAGCTATTGGATTTGCAGGCGCTACTGG